GATTTATGGCGAACAACGACAAGCCCACATAAAGCTTTTTATAAACCCACAGGACAGGTCATTTTGTTCCGAGGACTGGATAAGGCGAAGAAGATCAAGTCTATCAAAGTTTCCCGAGGGTATATCAAGTATCTGTGGTTGGAGGAGCTTGACGAATTCGCCGGTGAAGAAGAGATACGATCCGTACAGCAGTCAGTCCTCCGAGGCGGCCCTAAATACGTTGTATTCAAATCTTTCAACCCGCCGATCAGTAAGTCCAATTGGGCAAATAAATACGTCCTGAAGCCGCACAGGGGGGCGTATAGGCATAAATCCTGTTATCTGGATGTGCCTGCGGACTGGCTGGGACAGCAATTTTTTGATGACGCAGAAGACTTAAAGCAGACCAACTACCGGGCCTATCAGCATGAATATTTAGGTGATGCCGTTGGAACCGGTGGTGAGGTCTTTGATAATTTGGAAATTAGGGCGATTCCGAATGACGAACTATCGCACTTTGATAACATTTTCATGGGGATTGACTGGGGCTGGTATCCGGATCCATATCACTGGGGGAAGATGCACTATGACAGCTCCAGAAAGATCTTGTATATCTATGATGAAATGCGGTGCAATAAGACAAGCAACGCGGAGACATGGAACAAGCTCGTCATGCAGCACGGCGTGACTGGGCAAGATCTGATTACGGCAGATTCCGCGGAGCCGAAGTCCATAGGCGACTATCGTGATTACGGCTCTTTGTGCCGGCCGGCGGTCAAAGGACCGGACAGTGTGCGGTACGGTATGAAATGGTTGCAATCTTTGAAAAAGATTGTCATCGATCCATACCGATGCCCGTACACGGCGCGGGAATTCACAGAATATGAGTACGAACGGACGGAGGATGACGAGATCATTAGCAGCTATCCGGATGCAAATAACCATAGCATTGATATGACCAGATACGCGATGGAACGTGTGTTTAAGCGTAAATGTCAATGATGTGGTACCCTCCGAGATTTGAAAGCTTGATCCCCGAGGAGATTATTAAGAAAGGTTGTATTTTTGTGGGCGGAAGAGGATCATCCAGCGGGTTTTCTATGGATAAAAACGGGAACCTAAAACATAAATATGGAACGCAGTACCATACAGTTTACCGTGACGGAGATGTAGAATTCGTCCAGAAGAATAAAAGACAGTCAGAACCACTGATGGAGACCATGGCAAATGGCAGGATCTACGCTGAGGTTGGCGGGAAAGATATCATACGGATCATCCGGTTTGACGCAGACAACAAGAGAAACCGGGTTATCGAAAAGGATAAACGGACAGGTGAATGGCACGTTCATAGCGGATATCTGCATACAGAGTATAGTGAGAAACACCGGGAGATCCTGAATCATCAAGATAGGGAGCTCCTTGACGGGATCCTGCGGATGTGGTCTAATAGAAAATAGGATAGACGGAGGAACCGGAATCTTACAACCATAGTGTTAAGCCTGGGAGCACACGTGAAAGCGGAGTCCTGGTCCAAATCCAGGTGGGAGGCAATGAAGGCGCGGGAACGCGTCTTTTTTGCAGCAGAAAACAGACGACGATGACGGTTGAAAGGGTAGTTGATCCGTGGGATAATGGGTAAACAGTAGATTATACGAGGGAGGCGTTGACATTGGCTAATTATGTAACTGAAACATCTGATAAGCATAAAGGAATGGCTCTTATCCTATGCATCCTGCTGGGCTGGATGCCGATTATTGGCAACTGCTATTATTGGTACGTCGGTCGAAGAGGTGGCCTGATACGGGCTCTTACGTGTAATTACTTCTGGATCGGATGGGTCATTGACATCATTAGGATCCTCACCGGGGGATTCCGGGATAATGTTGGCGCGCCATTGAGGAAATGAAAGAGATTTAGCAGGGCAGAAATGTCCTGCTTTTTATTTGAAAATAGAGTTGAAAATAATTGACTAAATGAGTTGAATATGTTATACTAATAAATTTTCGAAATAATGCTTGACTTTTTGGCACACCTTTAATACGATTTAGGTGTGGCAAAAAGTGAGGTGATGAAAACATGAGTCCACGAACGGGCAGGCCAAAGGTTGAAAGCCCTAAAGACGTTCGTTACAGCATTCGGTTAGATGCCGAAACAGAAGAACAGCTAAACCTATATTGCAAAGCTCATCAAATAACAAAAGGTGAAGCCATAAGAAGGGCTATCAAATTACTTTTGGCGCAAAAATAAGATGGTTGCTACCCTGGAAAAGTGTCAACCATCTTATCGTCCACCGGCGCAACGAAGTACCGATAAATACAGTATATCGGCTTTCGTTGTGCAAGTCAATAACAGTAGACTGAATAACGAAAGGAAATATGCACAATGAAAACATCAAAAGATCTTTTAAGGATGCTGGATAGCCTCTGCTATCTGTACCGGGAACATGCCGAATGTGGCGATCTGGATCCGATCACGAGCGCTGACATCGCCGAGCTCATGGAATGGATGGTTAAGCTAACCATCGGCCTGATCGGGGGTGAAGCGGCATGACAGAACTTCAGATTTTCAACAATCCTGAGTTCGGGGACATCCGGACACTGATGATCGAAGATGAACCGTGGTGGGTAGGAAGAGACGTTGCCAATGCATTAAAGTACGATAACACGAGAAAAGCGATTAGAGATCACATTGACGATGATGACAAGCAAGAGGCACGAAACGTTCCCCTTATGGGATCCGGGGTGGTTCATCCCATGACGATCTTCATCAACGAATCCGGTTTGTACTCGTTGATTTTATCCAGTAAGTTGCCATCGGCAAAGAGGTTCAAACGCTGGATCACTTCAGAGGTCCTTCCGGCTCTGCGAAAGACCGGCAAATACGAAATATCCCCGCCCACCGCAGAACAGCGGCAGCTGACCGTGGATGATTATATCCGGGCAGCGAGCATCATTGCCGGCTGCCGGAATGAGCGGATTCCTGCGGTTATGGCACTCCTGGAGAAGAGCGGGATTTCGATTCCGTCCTTAGAGGACATCGAGGGGAAGGCGAGAGTCGTTTCCGAGTACGAGGAGACCGGCGAGACAGCATCCCTCATCAATGAGGCGATCAATGACTACGGGATCAAACAGGCGAAGATCGCAAGCCTCTGCGGGCTGCATCCGACGCAGATCATGAGGATTCGCACAGGGGAGCAAAAGCCCAGGAAGGACCGGGCGAGGATCATCCAGGACGTGATCCGAAAAGAAATGGCAAGAACAGAATAAGATACACGAAAAGCACATCGGAAACGGTGTGCTTTTTGATTGCGTAAAACGGGAGGCAAATAGCGATGGGCTATCAGATGAGTACCCCATCGCGAAGGTGGGGGATACGGACAAAGGACAGAAATGATCCTGATATTCCAAAATGGGAAAGAATGAACCAGTACTGTACCGAATGCGGGTTTTCCCCGCTTTTGGGGAAAGGGGGTGTCACAAAATGACCCCCTTATAGACCAAAGGATTGATAGCCTTAGACGGTTCAAACGCTGGATCACCCCCGGTGTGGGTGGGAAAACAGCGCATTTGCAAAAATTGCCAGGATTGCAAACATCACAAAATAATGAATAAATATGCATATTTAATGGATAAATATACATAAACTGAGGGCGATTTTTCATTACAAATAAAATTACAATGGATATTACATTTTCTGTTTGTAATTTTTTGAAATTACAAAATTACGGGATATTACATTTGCCGTAATGTTGGAAACCCTTGTAAATAAAGGCTTGATAAAGGTTATATTACAATATTACATAAATTCTATTAGAGTATATAAATTAGAGAGAATAGAGAGGATATATACCCCCTAACCTGCCTATCCTCTCTAATCCATATACTATAAGGGAAAAAATTTGTAAATTGTAATAAAGGCGGGTGCGTGGTATGAACGTTCTTTCGAATATTTATGCAAAAATTAGGGAGGTATTTCAAAGGATGATCCCATATAAAAATATTGAACAGGCAGAACGCGTCGAAACCTCTCTGACGACAGAAATGACAAACGCCCTGGATACTTGGTATCAGCTGTATCTTAATCGGGCGGACTGGTTAAAGCCCGATACGGTAAAATCTATGAATCTCCCCGCTTTTATCAGCTCGGAGATCGCTAGGCA